CATTTGGACGCATTAAAATGCCAGTGATAATTCTTGGCAATTGTTCGGAATCCGTCTTTAAAAATACAATGTCGCCAATATCAAAAACAATATTATTATTTATTTTCATAGTTTTTCTATTTATTTTTAATGTTCAATTTTTGTTAAATCAACCCAAGAATCGTGATAAAAAACAACCTTATAATTAAAAGGATAACCAAATTTTGAATATTCATTTTCTTTGATTTCAATATATATTTCCCTAAAATCATCAAATTGATTCTTTAACTTTTCAATTACCTCTATTGTGCTACAATTGGAATCAAAAATTATTTCTGATTTTATAGTTCTTTTTACCATACTATTTTATTATTTCTTCAACTACGTTATTTGTAAGTTTTGAATGCAAATTAAATATTAACTTAACGTCTTTTGTTTTGCAATCTTCAAAAAATACGGAATCCGAATTCCAAAAATGAATTTTGTCTTTTAAGTCGAAATAATCACCGCCGTAATTAAATAGACTTTCAAAAAATTTTCGTCTTCTTATTCCAAAAAAGCGATTATTAAAATCTATATTTTCGCTTTTAAATTGTACTATTTCATATTTCATAAATATTCAGTATTAAAATGTTTCAATGTGAAATCCTTTTTGTCAATCACCTTTTTATAAATTTGTTGTTCAATTCCGTTTCTTGAAAATATCCAATACACGTCATTCGATTTGCGATCCATTGTTGTAAGTCGGTCGCGACTTTGCCAATAAGACAACGCACTAAAATCAATATTATAATAAACCAAAACGTCAGCGTTTTTCAAACTGATTCCTTCACGACCCGAAACGATTTGCAATGCAATATTCTTGTCGGTTGAATTGAATTCGTCCAATTCAGTAGTAAAGGAATCACCGAAGACGGATTTCAAGGCGTTCAATTCTTGTTGGAACTTATAAAATATTGCAATCTTTTTTCCTTTGAAATGCGATTGAATGAATTTTGCCTTTGAATCGTCAATGACTTTTCCGTTGCCGGATTCAAAAATGATTGTTCCGCTTGACAACTGGTGAATCTTTTGCATTAATTTAACCTTTGTATCGGCGACAATTTCTTCTTCCTTGCCTATGACAATCAAATCGCGTTTCAATTTGTTTATTATGTCAATTGTGCTTGGTTTCAAGTCACAAATAAGAACGTTTTCATTTACTTTCGTTTCAAATCCCGCTTCATTTTGGGTAAAAGTAATGAAAAATTTTTTAACTTGTTCATTTATAGTGTCAAATTTTGCATTTGAATAATCTTTTACAACTGCATAACCGAAATTTTTTTCTTGAATGTTAACAAAATCCTTTGCCCAAGCATAAAAATTCTTATAATTTTTGAATGGTGAATTGTTTGAAACCCAAAATTGGTGATACAATTGTGAAAAAGACTCCGGCGAAGGCGTTCCCGATAAAAATATCATTGGAAGATTTGCAAAATGTGTTCGAATAAATTTCGCGGACAAGTTCGGCTTCGGGTACGTTCCGTTTCGGTGGTGTTCGTCTGAAATAATTAAATCGAATTTGCCGTCGATTTTATGCAACGATTCGTTATTTATGACAACAAGTTCATAATTGTAATTTAAAGCGCGGAAATCGCTCAAAATTGATTGAATTGCCTTCTTCTTGGTTATAAACAAAACGCGTTTATAATCTTTTGCAATTGTCAAGGCCGTTGCGGTTTTTCCGGTGCGCACTTCCATTGCAAGGTAAACGATTCCAAATTGATTCAAAATCGTTTTTCCTTTGCTTACAATGTCAAGTTGATAATCGCGTAATATCATAAAGTATCAATTCGTCTTAATTTCGCCGACGGATAAATATTGAAGAAAATGTCAATCGCGTTTTTAATGTCTTTGCCTTGAATTACGATTTCGCGGTCTTGTGCTTCGTCGTTGCGTTCAATCCAATAATAAAATAAAAATTGTTTCATAATGTTATTTTTTAAATGTTTCGTTGTAGTATTGTTCTCCTTCTGTTCCGTCACACATATAATTTTCATTTTCATTATAAGCATCAATAATCTGTTGCTTTTCCATTTCTTTGGCTTGTTGAAATAAATCTTGTGTAATTGATTCTAATTTTTCTGCTAACCATTCTACTGCAGTTTGTTTCATAATCTTATTTGTTTTTAAATTGTTTTAAAATTATTGATATAATTAATGCTCCGATTAATATAATTACTATTTCTACTAACTCTTTCATATCTTATTTGTTTTTTAAAAATCGGTTTGACCTATACGACCGAAAAGGTTTTGTTTTTCTATTTACGAACTAATAAATTTTCTAACCTTTCAATATGATTAAATATATATGAAAGCGTACCTTCAAAATAATCTAATTGATTATTATAGTTACTTAAATGATTTTGTTTTATTTCAGAATCACTTTCTTTACTTTCTTTTAAATAATATACTCCACCTAATAAAGTAGTTGAATTATGTAATCTACTTTCTGATTCCGAAAGTTTTTCTAAAAGTCTTTGATGTCTATAATTTAAGTTTTCAAAAATCAATACTTCTTCTTTTTTTAAATCTTCCATAATATTTTTAGCACTTATCCTTGCAATTGGATTTTGTTTGTTTAAATTAATTTTGAATATTTATATAATACTTTCATTTTGTCGTATAAATCAATCTCATTTGATAAATTTGGTCTTACAAACTTTAAAGTATCTTTCATTTTTTCAATACGTTCGTTGGAATAATTATCCAATTCGTCTTGTAACATTTCATAAAACTTACAATACTCGCCATTAAAGGAAGTGTCTTGTATAATTTTATTTAATAAATCTTGTGTTATCATATCTTATTTGTTTTGGTATTGTTCATATAATTTTTTCCATTCGGTTTCAGTTTTTTCCTTACCATCTTGGGCATAACAAGGTGTTTGATTACCAAACCAACCACCTTTGATTAACATTATTGTGTTCTTTTTTCTCCAAGAAAAGTAATCTAATTTTTCTACTGCTGTTTGTTTCATAATGTTTCGTTTTGTTTTATTTCTTCTGCCAATTCTAAAATTGCGTTGTTAATTGTTTTTTCAGTATATGTCATTTGATACATTAAACCTTTAAAAATTTCTAATAATTCAAATGCGGTGATTCCTGGTTGTGTAATTACAATGTAATTACTTTCATTTGCTTCAATATTTATTTTAATGTTCATAATATTTTAGTTTTTTTTGTCAAGTTTTTTCTATTATTTACTTTCGAAATAAATTGAAGGGAAAAAATTACTCTCGTTTAAATTTGTCTTTTAAAATTTTATAATACAATCTATTCACCGATTCTTTGTTGCAACCAAGTTTGTAGTAAAAATTCATAATTCTTTGGATTCGTTGCAAATTACTCATTGTCATAATAATATTTGATTTTAGGTTTTTTTATATATTCTTTGTATTTTTTTAAATGTTCCTTTGCTTCTTGAAGCGTATCAAATGAACACCAAATTTTTTGTCGTTGAAAATTAGACCATAAATAAAAATCGTCTTTGTCTATTCCTTCCCAATGAAATAAAAAATATTCCCTTGTTTGAGCGATAAATTTTCCTTTAATTTCAATTATTCGATAATTTTTAAATAGATTCATTTTTATTGTTTTTAAGTTGATAATTGATAAACATTGCATTCAACGCGATTGCTTCCAAGTGACCAAATTCGCGTTGTTCGTCTTTGAAGTTTCCCTTCATTACTTCGACAACATGTCGAAACAATGATTGCTTCAATTTTTCAATTTCAATTGGCTTTTGCCAATTATAAGGTTGATACTTATTTTTGTTTTCTTCCATTCGTTCGGCTAATTGCTGAAGGAACGAAAAGTCAATTTCGTAGTTTGTTTTTTTGGCTTCTTCCTTGAATCCTAAAACTTCGTCAAAATGTGTCATAAATTTTCTATTTCTTGTTTAACTTCTTGCCAATAAAGTTTTCTTTTCATTTCAAAATTTCCATTAAAACCTTTTGGAAATTCATTCAATATCTCATCAACTGCTATTAATGCGGTTTTTTTGGCCAATCCTTTATTTAATGCTAAAATTATCCAAACGGCATTTTCATCGGTTGCACTTTCGTTTAATAAAAAATACTTATTAAATAATTCATTTGCTTTTTCTTTTGATGTCATAAATTTTCTATTTCTTGTTTAACTTCCTTCCAATATGAATAAAATCTTTTACCTCTATCGCCAAATGGAGCATTTCCATACAATAAACCTAAATCCATTATCTCATGAACTACTATTAAACACATTGATTTTTCATTTTCATAATCACCTACAAAAATACCGCTTAAATCTACATATTTATCAAATAATTCTTTTGCTTTTTCTTTTGGTGTCATAATTTAATTTTTTAAAATGGAACTTCTTCGTTGTCTTTGTTGTTGGTTTTAATTACAAAAAATCTTCCGACGTGATCTTTGTCTTTGTCAATTTCGTAATCGTTAAATTTACAATATTCGTGAATCCATTTCAAGAATGTTTTTGAATTCATCATTCCGAATGATTTGTATTCGTTTGTAAATTTAGCCATTATTTCCGTATTGTAAACGCGAACGTTTTCCGGTAAATTTCCGTCAGTAACCCAATCGTAAAAATCCTTATTGGTTGATTGAATTAATCGTTTGATGTCGGCATTGATTGAAACCGATTCAACAAGACCATTCTTCAAAAACTTTTGCAAGTTTGAAATCATATAATTGTCAAATTTTATCCAGTCGTTCGCTTCCCAAGAATCAAACAATAAACGTCCGTATTCCGTCAACGGATTTCGTTTGCCGTTGAAGTATTGGAAAAATTCGATTTCGTGTCTTCGTCGGTCGTGTGATGTCCCACTTCCATTAATTACATAATTGGTAGTTATAATAATTTTTGGCGAACGCTCAAACGGAATAAAGATTTCGTCTTTGTTTTTTCTATTGATTGTGATTCCTTCGGTAATGATTGAAAACAATTGTTCAAAATCGAAGTTCTTTTTCACGTCGTCGAATGCTAAAATTTGAGTGTCCAACGCTACACGTTGATAAACAAAATCACTTTTTTGTGAATCGAAAGATTTTCCGTCAATTTTTAAAACCTTTTTAAAATTTGACAACGCGGAAATCATTAAACTTTTACCCGACCCGCCGTTTGGGTTGTCGTCAATTTCTTGGTCATTTATAATGATTGCTTTTTGGTCGGTCTTATCTTTGAACGAATGAATCAAATATCCGAGTGTGTGTTCCAACGCGTCGATTCTTTTTTTGTCATCGGCCGAAACTTTCGCAACCATACTTTTAAAATCGTTTTCAATTTCATTTGATTTCACAAAGTCGCGATTAATAATTTGGTTTTCCCAAATATAACCTTCAACGTCTATAAAATCAATTAATTCGACTTTGTTTTTTGTTATTTTTACAACGCCGTTTTGAAACGGAATGAATGCTTCGTGCTTTGAATCTTTTATCATTTTCAAATCAATTGATTCAAGCATTGTCAAATAGTAATAACCAAACAATTGGGCCGACTTACTACAAAAATTAAATACTTCAATTTCGTTGCGTTCCAAAAGAAACTTCAACACAACATCTTTGATAATGTCAACGCTCGATTGTGTCACCTTGTTTGATTTTATGTGAACAAATGTCGGGTTTGTTGCCGATTCGGGATAATATTTTTTGAATCCTTTTCGTTCAAGCCAGTATTTGTATTTCAGCGAATCAATTTTGATTGTCACATTTCCTTTTTTGTCTTCGTATTTTATCCAAAAGTCGTCGTCGTCGTTTATTTCTTTTACTTCGTCAATTATTGTTTCGTCGATTTTCAGCAAATTTGCTATGTCTTTTTTTGGGATTCCTTTTGATAAATTGGCTTTGATTCGTTCAATTTTATTGATGTCTTCAAAGTACTTTGAATTAAATGTGGCACGTTTATAGGCCGATTTGAAAAGCGTCAATATTTCGTTTTCGGAAAAATCACCGAAGACAACGTTTGCATTCACATAATTAAACGCATAATCTTGCGAAATACCATATTCACAAAGCGCGTTGGCTAAAATGAAAAGGTTGTTGTTGCGTTCACCGGCTTTGAATCCGAATTTATTATCCCACCATTTCAATAAACGTCGAATGATTTCGTCTTCGTCGGTCAATGGTAAAATTGGATTTCGTTCGAAAACTGAATGTCCTTCTTCTTCGGTTAATTTGTCCCAAACTTTCGCTTGTTCATTGATATACAAATCCGGATCATAACTTTCGAAGCAAACACGACTCAAATTTGAGTTCTTAAAATCGAAATAGTCGGAATCAATGAATTCGCCAAATGATTTGAAATATCTTTTATGCGTTTCTTTGTCGCATTGTGGTATCCGAATCAATGCTTTTAGTCCGTTCCCGCTGGGTGATTCAAAAACCGAAAACACGAATTCGCAATTCATTAATTTTTGGCGTTCTTCGTTTTGCTTTTCAATGGATTCGTATTTGTCAAAGTCCAAAATGCAAAGGCCGGAGTGTTCAATCAATGAATTGTCGTTCCTTGCTGAAAACGTTCCATTGAATAGGATTGAAAGCAACGAATTTTTTAGATTCTTTTTTTCTTCGCAATCGTTCATTTTGCGAATTTTTAAAATTTTATCTTTTGACGTTCCGGTTTTAATTCGTGCTAAAACTTTTAACACGTCAACTTCAAACGGGACGTCGTCACTTTTATATAGTGATTTGAAAACGGAAATATTCATTTTTTAATAGTTTTTATATTAGACGCAAAGACGCAAATTTTTCGAAATTTTCAACCGCTTATAAAAACTTTGCTTGTTTCGAAACGCATATAAAGAAGTTTTGACTTTGCGTCACGCGTTCACACGCATTCATAATTGAAGTATTGTCGTTCAAATGTACTGATTGTATTTTTGTAAGCCAGTTATAAAAATCGTTCATTCGTTCGATTTTAGATTTTTGCTTTGATTGAATTAAGGTTGTTGATTTCATTGTCAAGTTCATTTTTGATTGTTTCATTAAAATTCAAAGGTAGTTTTCCGAGTTGATAAAAAATCGCATTGTAAATTGTTTGCGGTTTTTTATTCAATTTGTCAATCGCACGTTTTCGAACGTGTGAAGGAATTGATTTGTACGTTTTAGGATTCATTTTTGTTGTAAATTTGATTATTAATTTTGTAAAAATTTTCAAGTTTGAACATGACGTCGGGATTTTCATTTGCAAGTTTAATCAAATTTTCGAAAAAAGGATCAATTGTTGATTGTTTTTCAACTTCAACTTTTGATTTTTGTTCTTCAATCCTTCTTTTTTCTTGTTGCAATAGAATCAAATCAATTGACATTCCGTCCAATAACATTAAAACTTTTTCGTGTATGTCAATCAAATATTCGTTTTTGATTAATGGATAAATTTTGGATAAATGAATAACCGAACAATGTCCCAGTCCGATTTCTTCGCCAATTTCACGAAGCGTCAAAATCTTTTTGTTTCTTAAAATAGTCGAATAAACTGATTTCAATTCCACGATTTCGCGTTTTCTTGACTTGGTGTTGATATTGATTCCGGTCAAGTCTAAAATGTGCTTAATAACTTGTTTTTGTATCATAATTTAGTTTTAAAAATCGGTTTGACCTATACGACCGAAAAGGTTTGTTCATTAAAATAAATCCGAAATGTCGTTGTCGTCAATTACTTCTTCGTCTTTGACTTCAATTTGCTTTGACAAATACCCGTCAATGTATGACTTCAATTTATTGTAGGCCTCATCTGCCATTTTTGATTCAGCGTCACTTAAAGACGTTGCGAATTTGAATTCGGGAATTGAATATTCAACTTTGCCTTTTTTCAATTCAACTGCGTTTGCAACTTGAATCCATTCGTCGCTTAAACGTGAACGCGTTTTTTGTGTGAAATCGCCCCAATATTGAACGCCACTTCCTTTGATGTTAATATTAGCAATCGACCCGTCTTCTAACATTACATAAATTGATTTGGTGTAATGTCCGCCAAGCGCGACAATTGATTCTTTGATTTCCTTGTAAATTCCTTTTACGCTTTGATTGCCTTTGAAAAGTCGAACGTTCAATTCGTCTTGTCCAATTGATTTGACTTCGTTTGAATAAACGCCGGATTGATTCTTGTCATTCCACCCTTTAATCGTGTGAAATTCCATAAGGGTCAAAAACTTCATTGGCAACGCCAATTTAACATTTTCTTTTTTGTCTTTGTCGTAATACGCAAAGCACTTGTCGTCCGATTTCCATTCTAAATAAATTTTTGTCGGGTTTGACGACTGGGTTTGAAATTCTGCTTGTCTGCTCATCTTTATTAAAATTTAATTGTTATTGAATTTTTTCTTGGTGTTGTTCCTACTTTCGGAACTTCGTTTCCGTATGCGTCGAATATTACGGATTTTTGCGCTATTTTCAAAAGTTCTTCGCGTTCTTTTAAATCCTTTTTCAATTCGCGATATACTTCGTCTTCGTCAAAGTTAATTGAATGACCGCCGTTTGTTGGATTGAATTCAACGCCGTTCAAAGTTGTTTTTTCGGACAATGAAATTGATTCGCGGAGTTGTGCGTCCATTGCGTTAATGGTTTCTTTAATCTTTGCAACCTTTGTCCAAAATTCGATTTTGTCAATGTCGCCACTTTCAATGACTGAATTAACGATTTCTTTACCGCGTGAAATGTAGTCACGTTTTCCAAAGTTAATCGGGAATGATTCTTGTTCCCGCATTAGTTCAAATAGTTGTTTGCTCATAATTTCTCAATAAATTGTTTGATTTGGTTTAATTTTTTTACTTCATAAGTTCGTTCGAGATATTCGGCCAACGAAATAAGAATTTCAAGCGTTGCCAGTTGCAATTCTTTGTCAAGTTCAATGACATATTTGCCAAATTCCTCGAACTTTTTTTTTGTTTCGTCTTGATTCATTTTGATTCGGTTTTTTTAAGTTCTAAATAAATAAAATAAAAGCATACCAAAAAAGAAGCGGTCATCACAAATAAATTTTCGGTGTGCATTGCAATAGTTGCGGATAAAATGCCAAAGATTGTTTTCATAATTTGTTGTTTTAAATTGTTATTTTGATTCGGCTAAATTAATACTTTTTTTATTAATACAAAATTTATTAATAAAAAAGTTGCAAAAAAATGCTAATTTATAACCATTCTAAATAAGCGAATTTAAAAAATATGCGTCAATCGTGCGATTTGGCCGAATTCTTTATGGTGAATGAATCCTTCAATTGCCTTTGGTGCGTGTTGGTATCCGTTGCGGTGGTGCCAAGAATCCGTCCCACTTGGCGAACGCAAACTTTCAATGGTGCAACCTATGAAATCTTTTGCTATTTTATGGTGAACATGGTGCGTGTAAATGTATCTATGTTTCACGCTTGACCATTGCGTCGATTCCGAAGCCATTAACAACGGAAGGTTTTCAAGTTTTGCCCCGTCGCCGTGTGTCGACCCAATTAAATTATTGTAGTATTTGAAATATTTCCTATGTGAAATAGAAACGTCAAACGTGATGTTGTCGCAATCCTTGAAATACGCTTGAATAACTTGGGCCAAAAAAAATCCGTTTGTATAATCGTGATTTGAAGGATTGAAAACGAAGTGAACGTCAGCAATTGAAATCAAAGTTTGTAAAATGTCAATATATAATTGCTTTGCCAACATAAAATTTTCAAACCACATTCCGTCCGTATCTTGAGGCGTTCCGCTTGTCGTTGTTCTTATTGGGTTGTCAATATGCAAAATGTCATTTCCGCCTATAAAAACAATTTTTTCAATGTTGAAGCCGGACGATTTGTCCAAGATTCCGCGAACACCTTCCAAAGTTCTTTGAACGGCAATGCTTGAATCATATTTTTCGCCAGTTTCCCACTCGTTGCATAATTTGCCAACGTGAATATCTGCGGGTGACAATACCAAACAATGTCCTTCAGTTGTGTATTGGCGTTCAATTTTCGGAAAGGTTGGCTTAAATCGTTTTAAATCGTCAATTAACGCTTTGCCCAATTCTTTGAATTCTTTTTCTTCCGGTTTTTCAAATAATGGATTCGTCACGCGGACGGATTCGTTCTTTGTTTTCAACCATAACATTGGCGCATTTTTAGGATCAACGCCAACGTTTTTACACGCTTCAATTATTCCCAAAGATTCGCAATTCCTTTTCAAAAATTTGCGCAACGTGTGTCTTTGGTTTTTAGTTAAATTTAAATTGTGCTTTTTGACAATGTCGTTTAAATTATCTAAATAATTTTTCGAAAAATCAATGTCTTTGAAGTAAATTTTTGAATTCATAAATTGCTTTTAGGCGGGAAATATACAAAAAATTTATATCTTTTTGTAGTTTTTTGAATTTTTTAATTTCGAAGTCTTTGACTTTGCGTGAATTCCTGGTCTTTTTTTCTTCGGTTTGCCAACTTTATTTGCTGAATTTATTTGCTTTGCCATAATTTGTGCGTAAAATTAAACGTTAAATGCGGTTTGTTATTGAACGGAATATTCATTTGAAGTGAAAATATTGTCTTTGATGTCCCGAAGTTTAAATTCGTAAACAAAAAAGGCGTGTTCACGAAATAAGAAGCACCAACGTTTTGGGAAAATTTGAATTTGTCAACCAACAATTTGCGTTGCGCTTCAATTATTGTGTTTTGTTCGTTTTGTTTTGCTTCCAATAATGCAATAAATACATTTTGCTTTTTGACTTGGTCTTTGCAAACGTCAAATTGAATCAATTCTTTGACAATGCTTCGAGCATAATCAATCGGTATTTTTATTATTGTATCGTTTTGACAAAAACAATTCGATGTCATTAGGCTGAAAACGATTGACGGAATCAACATTTGTTTTTTCATAGTTTGGAATTTGTTGTTTTGCGTGTTTGATTTCAATTGATATTGAATCAATCTTCCTTTCGCTTTGAATGATGTCGTTTTTCTGCGATTTGCCGTCACTTCTAAATAAAAGCAATAAAAGTATCACGACAATATAAATAGCGTCCCTATATCGCAAAATAATAGTTAGATTCGTCATTTCGTCTTTTGATTAAACCATTTAAAACAACGCCGTTTGCTTTCTTCCATTTCATAAATTCATTTTTTATGTTCGGGTCGTTCGGATTTGCGTTGACTAATTTCAATAACGTTGACTTTTTGAAGTTCGCAATCCCTACATTGTAAGCAAATGAAACCAACGCATTGAATTGATTTTGATTGATGTCGGAAGTAACGCTTTGAGAAACCGCTTTTGCGAATCGGTCGGCTATTTCCTTAAACATTTCAAAGGCGCGTTCCTTTGTGATTGGTTGGTCAAGCAAAGTCACCTTTTTTCCGTCTTCGTAGTAAGTATTTCCGTATCCAATTGTCGCAACTTTTGCCGGACACAAATAAGGCTTTAAAACCAAGCCTTCGTGTTTTGTGATTAACTTATAACCTTCGTTATTCAGTTTCATTTTTCTTGTTTTTGTTCATTAACAAATCAATTGTTTTCAAAATTGTATAAATTATTGAAACACACAAAAGGAATATTTTCAAAGTCGCTTCGACATTTGAAAAACTTACCGCCATAGCTACGGAATTCAAGCCGTATAACTTCAAATCATTCATTGACATTTTTTGCCTTCATTAAACGTTCGACAATATCGGTTGCGCCTTGAATTGCAACATACATTGTCGCAACAATAACCCAATCCGCACTTTGAATTTTACCAGCGAATAGACCAAACGAAGCGATTGTCAAAATCATTAACTTTCTTGACAACCACTTCGTTAAGAATAAATCAATTTTTTCTTTTCTACTCATTGTTTTGGCAATCTTTGTCGCAACTTGGTTGTTGTTGTGACAATTCTTTTAATGCTTTGATAATTGCGTCAACTTCTTGTAAATTGAAAACGCCTTTACTAACTGCCAAATTAATCGCTTGTTCAATGATTTGTAAATTTTCCATAAATTGTGATTTTAAAATTATTAATTTTCGAATGGTAGCGGTAAAGATACAATAATTGGATTGATTAACAAATCAATTTGTTTGTCCAAATTTTCTTCCATTTCTTCAACGTCTAATGCAGAAACTAACCAGCCAACAACTTGGTCTTTTGTTAAATCTTCATAAGGCGTGAAATTTTCGCCACTTGGCAAAGGCATTGAACAAGTTCCGTAAACGCTTGAAGTGAATCCTTCTTTTTCGGCAACATAAGTCCAATGAATAACGACAACAACGTCGCTCAAATCACCCTCATTTTTTATGCAATCCATTGCATTGATAACCCAATTAAATTTTGTCATTTTATTTTTATTTTAAATTATTAAACAATTTTCAAAGTTCCGCCGTCGTTCCAAATGTCACCGCTTGACAAACCGGCCGAAGAAGTTGGCAATCCCGAAATACCGAATTTACTACTTCCCGAAGTTTTACCAATATAAACGTTTCCACCGGAAGTGATTCGCATTCTTTCATTTGACCCGTTTGTATTAAAAATTAAATTAGAAGAATACAAAGCGCAATCACTCCAAGCACTTAAAGTTCTATTGAATGAAAAAATTTGACTCATTCCGCTACCATTGTCAGGAATAAATTCTAAACCATTATAGTTATTGTTTGATACAACAAATTTATTCAAAGGATTTGTCGTTCCAATTCCAACGTTACCACTTGGATATTTTATAGTTAATCTTGGCGTTGTTCCGGCTTCTAATATTTGAAAATCATCACCAACAGATTGTAAATTGTAGTGATAATTTGAAGCACTTCCAATTTTTATATATCTATTTGACCCAGTTGTCAATTCAATATTTCCCAAAATAGATAGTTTTTCGCTTGGACTTGATGTTCCAATTCCAACGTTACCCGCTGAAGTGATACGCATTCTTTCATTTGCTCCATTTGTTGCAAATAAAATATCATTTGACGCTCTTATTCCAAGTTGATTTGAAGCGCCACCTATAGAAGTCGCCGACCCAATTATTCCCGTGTCGCCGTCGTATCTAAAAAAATTATTTGGATAAACGTTTATACTTCCGTTTACTTCTAATTTATATGCCGGACTTGTCGTTCCAATTCCAACGTTTGTTCCATTGTCAAAAATAATGCTATTTTCAAGCGCGTTCGTTCCGTTGAATCTTGGAATATAATTGTCCGTTCCGCTTCCGCTGATTCGGTTTGTGTATAGTTCCGTAAAATTGTCGTTGGCTTTTATGAATGCGTTTCTTAACGCGTCGCCCGTTCCGTCGTTTGCCGTTGTCCCGACGTTGATTGTTTGTTGTGCCATATTTTTATAAAATATCGGTTGTTGTTGTTATGTCGTCCGTCTTAATTTTTGAATCCGAAGCGAAGACGGATTTTATTTTATTCTTTACAATTCGAATTGTTTCAAAAATCGAAATTGCTATTTCAAAATCTATTTTCATTTTAAGTTATATGAACAAAAACTGGGTCGTTGTCGTCAAGTTCCGTTTCAAATTTGCAATAAATATGCGAATTACCAACGTAAACATTGAAAACGTCTTGGCCAAGCGTTATTGTTTTAAATAAAACGAAATGCGTATTATCAACACTAATATAAAAATAAATATATTGCTTGTAATCTTTTAAACCTTTGCATGTTATTGTATGCAATCCATTAACGTTTTGCGTTGTTGACGTTGTGTTCGTTGTTACTCCGTTTAAAAGTGTGTGCATTTTTTAAAAATAGTTTTAGTTTTTTGATGTTTTCTTCCGTCCTTTTGTCGACTTTTCTTTTCATATTAATACGGGTTATCTAAATACCATTTCCCGCAAATCATTTTTGATTTTAAAGGATTAACAATGTTGTTTGAATTTGCCACATATTCCGGCAAATGAAATTTGCAAAGCCAACGTTCCAAACGCGATTCGTACATTTCCATTTTTAAACGTTGATTTTGTACCAAATAGTCAACCTCGACTTTGTCAACCGCAGTTGAATCGGCCGGATTGTGTTTTGAAATTCCCCCGTTGTTTATTTGATAAGCCCCGTAAAGCAAATATTCCATTGCCGACCCGTGAATAATATAAGGTTTCAAATAATCTTCGTACAATTTCAAATAATCGCCGGTTAAATCGTCGTTTTCGAAGTCTTCACAAATTTTATTATAAAGCGTTTCGCCCAAAACTTCTTCAACTCGAATGCGTTGAAAGTCAGCAATTGCGACAACGTATTTGTCAACGTCAATATTCCCGCCTAAAGGCGTGTTTTTTGTCAGTTCGTCTTCTTTTAATAGTATTGTTGTCATTTTTATTGTCTATAATTTGGGTCTAATGACCAATAATTATTTTTTGATTCCGCAACTTGAGCAACTTCAGTTGGATTTTGTGGCAATCTTGCCCCCGCTCGTTCGCTTGGGTCCAAATCATTAATGATTCGAAGTGCTTCGCTTACTGAAATTGATTTGTTGTTTCTTTTCAAATATATTTTTCTTAACCAAAAATGCTGACAATTCACCCCACCTTTGTATAAAAATAAATTGTAAGTGTCCGCGCCACCGGCCCCAAGTCCAGGATTGATATTTGGATTTTCACTTGCAAACAAAATGTCTTCTTTGCGATATACTTTCGAAGCACCTACCATTTTGCGACAAAATTCTCGTGAATTTGCACTTGCATTTAAAGGCGCATATTGATAACGAACTTTGAACAAGTCATTATCTTGTTCGCTTGTTACGTTTGGAAATGATGTCGGAACGGAAGCCAATTTCAAAGTCAATTCGGTTATTTTCGGCAATCCTTTTTGAGTGCGTTCGTCAATCAATTCGTAGTTTTCCAAGTCTTCTTCTTCGCCTAACTGAATCAAAGCGTCTGCAATATCATTGAAAATCGCTTCGTCTTCTTTTGAATGGTTTGAACATTGCAATTCCAATTGTTGAATCGGTGCTGGTTGATTTGTAAACATTGCACGTGCAACCTCAACCGGAAGCGTTAAGAATTGAACAAGGAAAACAATTGCTTGTTCTTCCGTCAGAATTCCTTCTTTTACTTTTGCGATAATGTCAACCGCACTTGCAATTTGCGCACCATTGTACGAAACTTTTGAATCAACCAAGTTGTCAACTTGTTCTTCGACAACCTCACTTGCATTCAAGTTTAAGAAGTCAAGCGAAATTGTAATATTGTTAACCGCGAAAACGTCTTCCAACGCGTCGCAAATAATTTCTTGTTTTGGCTTAATTACTTTTTCCATTAATTCAGCAAACGCAACCGCGATTTCGTCAGCATTTGAAGAAAATCCCGACGCTTCTTTTACCCCCACCAACATAGGCGATGTCAATTTGTGCGAAGTCATAATTTGTTGACGTGCTTCGCTTGACAAAAATTGATATTGTGAATGTGCGTCGCTTACTTCCAACGGCGCAATTGTGATTTCCGAATCTTTGTTGTCGTTCCAATTCAAAAAGAATTTCCCCGCGTTTGATGATCCGGTTAAATGTTTGCGTATTTCAGCAGTATTTTGACGAATTTCGTCTTCCGACATTTGAACGCCTGTATTCATATTTATAACGTGACCAAATGACAATCCGTTTTGAATGTGATTAACGCAATAGTTTGCGATTTCCGCTTCCAATGTTGAATAAGGAAGTCCCGAAACGTACGAAGGATTTGCATAATAGAATTGACCAACTTGGTAATCGTGAATAACAAAGATTTCACTTCGTTCGCCTTTCGCTTGTTCACCATATCCAAACGCGTCAAAACGTTGTGGCTTATATTTGTTTACGTTTCTAAAATCATAACTAAAATAGTACCCAACAATTTCGCCTTCTTCGTTTGCGATTTCCGGCGCAACACATTGTTTTGGTAAATGGAAAATTTTTGAAATTTTATTGTCCAAATATTTGATTTCAAAAGACGCTTCGCCGAACATTTCAAAATCTTTGACGATTTTTCGCAAATCTTTTTTTGAAATCATTGAAACAACGTTTGCCCACTGGGACGGCTGTTTGAATTTGTCTTTTGAAGTCAATCCTTTTCCGTAAATGAATTGCGAATAAGAATCAATGATTGCCGAATTCGTAGGTGATCCGTTGTAAGCGTCAATAATATCGTAATAGAATTGATTTTTGTCGCCATTCAACACCCACTTTTTGCCCGAAACTTCTTTGATTTCCGGCCTAACATAATTGGCAAGTTGTAAAATTTGAATATTGTTTTCCATTTTTATAATTTTAATACACCCTTTGTCAATTTGAAATTTTCCAAATCAGTTTGGGTTGTTGCGTATGATTTCCCACGATACAACAATTCGTCTTCGTGAATCGCGTCAAAAATTTCAATGTCCGAAGATTCACCTTGAACAAATACTTTTTCGAATTCTAAAACCATATAGTTGCCAAATTCCAATGCTGGAATTTCAAAAGTTTCGATTGTGTCTTTTAATTCGTTGCGTAATTTCAAAATAACAACTTCACATTGCCTTCTTGGAATGCAACGCAATGAATGAATTTCGTCGTTTGGGTTAAATACTACCATATTAAAATAACAAAAAAATCTAAAATGTAACAAAAAAAAACGCAATCCAAATGAATGAATTGCGTCTTTTACAAAAAATGAACAATTTATGAAACCACAACGTCGGAAACGATTGCCTTCAATGCGGTTTTTGTCGTATTGTCAAGGAATGGTGAATTGTCTTTTTCTTCAGCATTAACCGCCAAAGTAAATCCACTCAAATCACCCGAAGCACCCCCGCTGACTTTTGTCATGTTTGACATTGTACCATTATAAGCACCAACTAAAACGATGTTTCCGTTGTAATCTTCAACAAAAACGCTCGGTCTTCCCGCGCAAATTAGTTGACATTGTGCTTGTAAATCTGCCGATAATTTTGGAAGCGTTACCGCCAACGCTTGAGCCACGAAAAACGTTCCGTTGTCTTCCGAAGAAGTGCCGGTTTCCGTCAATGTGTTTGTTGTTGCTTTTACTTCGTATTTGAAAACTTCGTCCAAAGTACCTAATGAAGTAACAACGTGCGTTGCGATAGTCATTCCGAAATCTTCAGCAGTTCCATTCGCGAAATAAACTGCTTTTATTCCGCCTTTTTGGTCTTTACAATTTAATAAACGACCTTTTGAAACTAAACAAGACATATATTTATATTTTTAAATGTTATTAAAATAGACCGCGACGTTTAAATCGCGGTCATTTTTTTTATTATGCTGATTGATATTTCAACCAAACGATTTCGCTAGGGTTGTAGTAACCAACACCCGCAGAATAAACAACTTTTCCACGAACTTTTCCGGTTAATAAACCGATTGAATCTTCGTCAACAAGTGTGAATGTGTTATAGTCAGCCAATAAACCAGTTCCGAAAACAAGATTTTTCTTTTCGAAAATTACGATATTTTCGTCCGGTAAGCCGTTCACAACTTGGATTTGGTATCTTCCAATTGACAAAGCGAAGTCAGTATTTCCAAGTCCGTTTGTTACACCAGCAGTCGCTAATTTAAAAGCGTACATTTGAGCAACGTCCGGAGAAACCGCAACAACTAATTCTTTACGTCTTAAAGCATAAGGAACGGCGTTTAATGCTGGTTTTAAATAAGAATCTAAAACGTTTGATTCCGAAACGTGAGCCGTTGGATTTGTCAATCCGTTACCACCTTTGATGATATCGTCGTCGTCAGCAAATAAAGTTAAGAATCCGTCGAATTCAGAAGCTGTTCCGGCGTCACCTTGCCAAATATCAGTTTCTAATTTTTCAGCCATTGCTCCTAAAACTTCCATTTGTAATGCTTCCATAATGTCAGCCGGAGCGTTTGGATTTGAAGCGTTTGCCCCCATAATTCCGTCCGACCAAGTTGCGCGGAAATCTTCTTTACAAACGTCTAAATCATTTTTGAATTTTTTAGGCTCTAAAGTGTTTTCGTTTAAAACGATTGCACCCGCTGGAGTAAATCCACAAGAATAAGCCGTTGTTCCGTTTGTGTACTGAATTTTTCTTAAAGACAATTTGAAGTTTACGTCTTCAGCAATTGTAATTAAACCTTTTGAAATTGTGTCAATTTCTTTGAATGCTTGTCCGATTATAGCACCGGCCGCTTTTCCTTCATAATTTGAAGTGATTGTTGTAGTTGTTGCCATTATTGCAAATTTTTAATGTTTGATAAAATTCTTTCTTTTTTAGTCATTGCAATTGTAACTTCGTTTTTTACTTCCGGCGTTACTTTTGCGCTTGGTTTGATTTCTTTTGTTGATTTTGCAGTTTCGATTTCGGCTTTCATTTCAACTTTGATTGCCTCAATTTCGTTTGCAACTTGTTTTGAAAATTGCGTGAACATTTCGCGAATCATATCAACGAATTTTTGAGTTTCGTCTGCATTCATTTCAACGTCTGCGCTTTCTTTTTGTACGTCTTCAACAACTTTTTCTTTAATTTCAGCAATCATTCCTTCTTCGGTGATTACTAAAATTTTCCCGTCTTCAAGTTCGTGTTCTCCAATTGGAGCCGGAACTTTTTCACCATTTTCAGCAACCACGAAAACCGGCATTCCGGCCTCAAATGATTCTGCTTCTAAAATAGTGACCCCGTCAATCAATTTGATTTGCGCTAATTCAACAACAACTTCTTTTTGTTTGTTGCTCAAAATTGCTTCAAATCCTTCTTTGATTGCATTTGTAATTGATTCTAAATTCATAGCATTATTTAAGTTAATTTTTTCCAAGTCAAACATTCCGTCAATTGAAAATCCTTTCACTTGTCCGGTTTTAACATAGTCGTTCCAAATTTCGTCATTGTCAACTTTCATTGTAGCAAACCAAGTGCCGTTAGGCTCATTGATTCCATAAGCAACCGACTTGTCGTGAACGTCGTCTTCTTTTATCCAAGATTCAACAAATGTCACGCCGTCAATTTCTTGGTCGTGTTCCAACGAGGAATTTTGTTGATACGATTGTTTAAAGAAGTTTTCCATTGATTTGCGAATCGTGTCGGCTGAAAATACAATATTGAATTCCATTCCGTTTTGATTTCGGTATATTGGCAAATCGGGAACTAAAACCGCGCCAAGCAAAATTCTTTTTTCATTGTCAATAGTTGACAATTGAATTTTTTGTTGTTTGCTCAATGCAATGAAGTTCGATTGAATTGCCGGATCTTCAACAAGTGAAATTCCAAACACCCCGTCAACTTTTCCTTCTTCAAATTTTATTTCGTAGGTTGGTAACATATATATATAATTTAAAATTTTAATTTGTTATAAACTTTTTTTATCCAAGTGTCGCATTTGTAACGATGTTGCGATTCAATGATTGTGCGGTTGTCACATTACTTGCAACGACGTACGCTTGAACTGGGTTTGATTGAATAGCACTTCCAAGCGAAGACGCCAATTGATTAGTTCCGCTATTTCCAACAACATTAAAACTTGGTGCGGACGTTGCGCCACCGGCTGAAATTGACGGAGCAGAAACCGCACTTCCTTTTCCGCTTGGTGTTTTTACTGACAATATTTTTTTGACATTCATTAAACCACCCGCAACGGCAACACCCGCAAAAATCGCCCCAAGTGCCGGAGAAGAAACGGTTGGCACCGGAAGGAATGCAGATTCATAGGCCTTTTGTGCAGTTGAATAAGTTGAAATTGCAGTCGAAGCGATTGCAAGTGCTTTTCCCGTGTTTGTAGATTCACCGGCAATCGCTGACATTTGAGAAAGCGCATTTCCAATTCCTTCGAGTTGCGCTTGTTTTGATTCAACTTCTAATTTGTCAAGTTCAATTCTTGCCTTTGTGTTTGCTTCTTTTGCTTTCGTTCGGTCTTCTTCCGATTTGAAAATTCCTTCGTCAATTAAAGTTGATTGTTCGTCAAGCAATGCTTTTCGTTCTTCGAATGACAACGCTTGGTCTTCCAATTCTTTTTGGTTTTTTTCCAAATCTTTAATCGTCTTTTCTTCCGCTTCTTTTTCGTCAAGTTCTTTTCCGAGAATTTTATATTTGTCGATTATTTCTTGACGTGCTTTTTGCTTTTCTTCTTCGGATAATTTAATTGCGTCCAATTCCGCCAAATCGCGCTTCGCTTGAAGTTCTAATTTTTCACGTTCGGTCTTGGCTTGTAAGTCTTCAATTTCCTTTGCGGTTTTTTCTTCAATTGCTTTTAAAGCGTCTTTTTGCTTTTGCAATTCGTCCAATTCTTTTTTTCGTGCTTCTTCTTCTTTTTGCGCTTTTTCTTCCGCTTTCGCTTTTGCGTCGTCACTTGCTTTTTGGTCTATTGCATTGACTTGATTTTGATACCCCGCTTTGTCGTTTTTCATTTTTGCCAAAACTTTTTGTTGCTCGGCAATTTGTTGTTTTCCTTCGGCTTCGGCTTTCTTCGGGTCAAATGCAAGTTTTGTCAACCAATCCGCAGATTTTTCGACTAATTTTTCGTCAAGTTTTCCTTCGATATTAATGCCAGGAATTTTATTGACCATGTCAATAATTCCGTTGACCGCTTTTGCTGAATAAGTCCACAACGCATTCAAAGGCATTGACACGAAATCAATGTAAGATTTTAAAAGGCGATAGTTTCTTTTTTCCGCTTCCAACGCCATTTTGTTGGAATTGATTTGATTTTGAATATTGATTTCACCGGCTTTGATTGTTTGGTCGGTTTGTGCAATTTTCATTTTAAGAATATCCTTTTCGGATTTCCCTTGCAATTTCAAAATATTGTCTTGGCTTCCTATCGCGTCAAGTTTTCCTTTTTCAGCGTCGAAATTTTCTTGACTTAATTTGGTCAAGTTCTTTTGTTCTTCCGATACACCGCTCACCGCTTCTTTGATGTCGTCCCAATATGCGTAAATTGCACCCAAAGCAACAACAAGCAAACCGATTCCGGTTGACCCGATTGCAGTTTTAATTCCGTTCAATGCGTTTAATGCAACCGCTTTTAATTGCTTGAATGCGTCGGCACTTTCACCAAGTTGTTGAAGACCGGTTGACAATGCCATTGCGCTTTGAACTTTCAAAAGCGTTTTTTCAACGTCTTCCGATTCCGCACCCATTAAACCCATAGCACCTTGAACGGCTGAAAACCCACCGGCAACACCCGACAAAGACGACGTCAAAGACTTAAACTTTGCGTCGGGATTGAATGCGTCGGTCAAAGATTTTGCGTCCCCGATTGCGTCTTTTAATTCGGAAGCACGTTTCGCGGCCTCGACCGCTTCTTTTGATGTTGCACCAAATTTCGCGCTCAATTCCGCGACTTCTTGTTGCGCTTCGCGGAATTGGGTTTTTAAAGATTTGACCGCTTGTTCTGCGCCGTCACTTTGTATTTTTACGTCAATTATTTTTTCAACCGCCATTGTTTCGCTTTTTTAAGAATTCCTTTTATATTTTTTGGAAATTGATATTTCCCTTTTGCAATTGAAATGATTTCATTTGCTTGAAAATTTTGTGCTAATTTTAGCAACTCCATTAAATTATCCATTTTGAGTAATTACAATTAAATCGTTGTTTTCATTTGTCAAACTATAAATTTTTTCAATACCGGTGTAATTTTCTTTAACTTCAATTTCAACGTAGGTATCAAAATTTTCGATTGTGATAATCATTGCGTCTGGATCATTCAACGCAACCCAAGTCAATGGCTTGTTTGAAACGTAATCAAAGCGCAAAGTTTGTGAACTTGAATCAATTGTTCTTCCGGTTATATTTGAAAAAGTAATACTTCTAAAATCTTGAATCAATTCCATTTGAACTTCGAACGTCGTCAAGTCAGTTGTGAACTGATTGATAATATATCGTTTGTCACGAATAACAATTCGGTCATTTAGTTTCAATTTCAACAATTGAATATAAGGCAAACGCATTTTCACCTTGACCATTCTTGATTTTAGGGAATATAAATTCGCTAAATAATTATAATAGTAATCGTTGAATAAAGAATTCTGCATTGATTCCAAATAATACGACGAAATTTCTTGACCAAAATTCAACGTGTGCGTTTGTCCGTTATATGAAACGTCTTGTCCGAAAACATTATAGTTTGAAATTGCCGTTGTTGTCGTTCCATTTGAAAAATAGAAGTCGTCACCAATGCTCACATTGTCCAATCGGTATAAAATAACCGGCTTTGTAATATAAGGATTGAATGTTTTGTCCAAAGAATAACCAACTTGCAATTCCGTTCCGGTGAATTTGTTGAATAACAACGTTTCAAACGGCAATTTAATATTGTAATCGCTTCCGTCAACGTTGAATTTATATTTTAGATTCGCATATTCACGACCTATGTTATCATAAAACGCGCGATTCATGAATGATTCGGATTTTTCAAATTCAAAATTTATTGATTTGTACGCTTTGATTCTTTCAAATTCAAAGTCCGAAATCGTGTATTGTGAAAAATCTTTGATTTGCCCTTGATAGTACCAATTTTCCAATTGCTCAAAAGTATAGTCGGTTTCATTTTCAGAAAACGCGGTCAAATTAAACATTTTCAAAACACCGCTAACAAAGTCAGCAACTTTAATATCGGGAACGTATTTCGTCAAATCTAATTCGGCCCCAGTTGTTCCGGCGCAATCAATTAAAGTTTCGTTTGTGTCATATTCATTTGAACTCGTATTATAAGTTAAATATCGAGAATAAAGCGTTCCGGTATATGTCACCGGAATTGATGTTTGTACCTCAATGTAACACGGCGACCCAACTTCAAAATTGTTTGTTAATATTTCAAGATATATCAAAACGTCAATATAGTTACTCGTTCCGTTCAAACTATACACTAATTCACTAATATATTCAACTCCGTTCCAAGTTTGTTTGTAATAGTTTACAACCCAATCACACGAAGTCGTTAAATTCAAAATCAATCGCGATTCGTTGTACAAATATTCTTGAACGTAAACGGGTGTATATGTATCGTTTGCCAAATCCAATTCAAACATTCCGCCGTTGCCACTTACAACCGGCGTATTTATAAAATTGACCCTTGTAGGTGACGACATTTGTTTAAATACTTCCTTATTTTTTAGCCACAAATACGCCTCATTAAAACGTGATTGCGTCAAAAAGTTTCCGCTAAATGTGACATTATATTTCGATTCAATTGCATTGAACACACGCGCCAATTTTAAC